GCTGGGCAGGTCCATCTAGACATCACTTGACAGGAAATGCCACTGACATAAATCTTTCTGGCATAAGTTACCCAGCCGTAGGTATAGCTTATGGTGCAAAGGGAAATATTAAATTAGATGCTACTAGTGGCGATGGTGGTTTTGGTGGTGGTGGATCAGATTATGGGAACAATAGTTATGGTTCTGGTGGTGGAGGATATTATGGTGGCAATGAAAGTGTAGGAGCTAATAGTATACTAAACAATGCTTACACTGCGTATACTTATTATGATGCTGCTGGTAATCAACACCAAACAGAAGGCGACATGAGACATGGTTCTTTATCTTTTGTACATAGTAGTGGAAGTAGTGTAACTGACAATGGACTCTATGGTGCTGGTTCTAATTATGGTGTCTCTACACTCTCTGGGCAACAACAAGGTAGAGTTTATTTATCATTTACATAGATATAAAATTAGCTATTTTAAACTAGATATAATACAAGTTAATTAGTATTTATATGTCAACAGTAAAAGTCGAAGAAATACAACATCCATCTAACTCTAATAATGCAGTATCTATTGCATCAGATTCAAGTGTTAGTCTTAAACATAGTGGATCTGCAAAGTTGGCAACTACATCAACAGGTGTAAGTATTACTGGAACATGTACTGCAACATCATTTAGTGGAGATGGTTCGGCATTGTCCCCTGCTCCAGCAGATGCAACAAAAATGCCATTAGCAGGCGGTACGTTTACAGGTTCAGTTACTTTTGAAGATGCTATAAATGAAACCGTATATGCTATCACTGATGCTGCATCTGTAGCCCTAGATCCTGATAATGGAATGGTGCAGACATGGACATTAGGAGCAAATAGAACTGCAACTGATAGTTTAACTACAGGTCAATCTATGCTTCTTATAGTCACTGCAACTGCATCTGCCTATACTTTGACTTGGCCTACTATGAAGTGGAACGGTGGGTCTGCTCCTACACTTGGCGGTGCTAACGCTACAGCAATAGAATTATTTAAAGTAGGTAGTCAATTATATGGAGCTTCAGTTGGAGATCTTTCATGACATTATCGCACCAACTTCGTGCTGCTGCTGGTAATAGTGGAGGAGGAGCTGCAACTCCTGTATTTCACTATGATTTCGGTGATACTTCTTCTTGGGATGGAAGTAGTACCACAATAAACGATTTATCTGGTAATGGAAATAATACTTCTTTTAGTAATACAAATGGTCTATCGAGAAGTCCTATTGGTTCTGCTTTTACCCTTTTATCAAGTACTGATTATTGTGTTAATAGAGGTACTTATACCACGCCCTCTGGTGTTGGAAACAGTGTAGGAACAGGAGATTACGCAATTCAATTTGTGTGGAATGTTTATCTACGCCCTCATGGAGCTAATTATTATTATTCCACTCAACAAATGCGTCTTTTGAACAATAGTAGTGGAAGTCCTGGATTTAGTTGGCTTGAAGGTGGTCTACTGTGGATTACTGGTGTATCTGGTAATTCCTATACTCCTGCATTCCCTACTGCTCACAATGCAGCTAGTAATGCTTCTCCTGCACATACAGTAAATGCACCTTATCCTTCAACACCAGCGACATATACTTCAGGGTCACCACATAGAAATTCATCTCCTTATTATGGTTATTTTGGTTGGGAACATGTAATTATCACAAGAAGATCAGGAACTTTATATGTTTATAAAAATGGCACTCAAACCGCAAGTTATGTTAATAATGATAATTATACTACTTTTGGAGGGGCTACGGTTTTAGGTACTGGTGGGTTTACTGCTGCTAATTATTGTGGATATAACAATTGGTTTTTAGGAGGATTAGCAATACACAAATTCTTTGATGTAGGATTAACTGATGCACAAGTAACGGCTATTTTCGATTCAGAAAAATCTCGTTTCAGTTTATAACAGTTAAAATATTATTATGGAATACGCAATCATTGAAAATACAGCTGGTGGTACACCTACTGTAAAAAGCACTGGAAGTATTCAAGAGTTATTTCCTAATACAAGTTTCACCGCCTCTGGGCCTAATGCAAATTTTTTAGCAGAAAATAGTGTTGTTGAATTTGTAAAAACTCTAAGTTATACTTCACCGACACAAAAATTGGTTCCAGTAGAACCTTATATAGATAGTAGTAAAGTTTACAATGTCAAAGTAGAATCTACTACTACAGATGAACAAGCTGCTCTTACTAACACCCAATGGCAACTTGTAAGAACAGAAAGAAATGTTTTATTAGAACGAACAGATTGGAGAGCTGGTAGTGATTTAACTATTTCGGACGAATGGAAGACCTATCGCCAAGCTCTTAGAGATGTTCCTACACAATCTGATCCATTCAACATTACTTGGCCTACAGAACCAGTGGCATAAAATTAGCCATTTTAAACTAGATATAAAGTAATAGAAAATTTAGATGGCATACATAGGGACAGAACCTAATTTCCTAAATCAGAATAGGGAGGTTGATGATATAAGCGGTAGTTTTAACGGAAGTACTACGACTTTTAACTTACAAGTTTCTGGTCAGAATGTAAATCCAGAAAGTGTAAATAATATTTTAGTTTCTGTTGGTGGTGTATTACAAAATCCAGGAACGGATTATACGATTAATGCAGCCACTATAGTTTTTGCAACAGCTCCAGCTAGTGGATTAGATTTTTGGGGATTGATATTAGGTGAATTAGTCAATATTGGATCTGTATCTGATGGAACAATAACAACGTCAAAAATTCTTGATGATGCTGTGACTGCTGGTAAATTAGCAGACACGTCAGTTACTGCTGGTAGTTATACAAATGCAAGTATTACAGTTGATGCACAGGGAAGACTCACAGCAGCCTCTTCTGGCTCTGGAGGAGGAATAACTGTACAAGATGAAGGTAGTGCGTTATCTACAGCTGCAACTACTCTAGATTTTGTTGGTGCTGGTGTCACTGCATCTGGTACTGGTGCGTCTAAAACAATTACAATTCCAGGTGGAGGAATTTCAGGTATCGATGTACAGGATGAAGGTAGTGCGTTATCTACAGCTGCGACTACTCTAGATTTTGTTGGTGCTGGTGTCACTGCTTCTGGTACTGGAGCTTCTAAAACAATTACTGTACCGGGCGGTGGTGGTGGTATGGAATTGATAAGTGCAACAGAAGTGACAAACAGTGCTACTACAGTAGATTTAACGGGGTTTTCAACTAATACTATGTATCAAATAGTTGGGATGTTAGATATGAATTATGGTGGGCTAACAAGTACTACTGGAAATGCTTCATATTCCACAACATTATATATGCAAGGTTATATAGGTAGTAGTCGGCAAACTGGTTCAGTCCATGCCATGAAATATTCCTACGGTAATAGTACTTGGGCTAATTCAAGCGAATCTTCTTGGAAATGGTATGCCGATAGTAATTATAGGTACATGATTTTTTATCTTGATTTTTCTACATACTCACCTTCTGGTTTACATGGACGTGGTTATTACATAGGTCAAAACAGATCTCCTAACAATTTGGCTACTGGTACTATGTATACTAGTATTAGTGAAACAGAAGTTTGGTTTCAGTATATGCCATCAGTATTTACTTCTAACCTTTCAGGATTAAGGTTTTTCAACAGTCAAGGATCTTCGTTCCAAAATAGTAAATTCTTACTTTACAAATACAAGGAGAGTTAAATGAACAAGTATGTAAACGGTGTATTAGTTGAAATGACTGATGCAGAAATCGCAGAATTTAATGCGAGTCTACCAACAGATGCTGAACGTCTTGCAGAATCATGGCTACAGGTAAGAAACTATAGAAATCGTTTATTGTTAGAGACAGATTGGGTAGCAGCAAGAGCATCTGAAACAGGAGTTGCTGTAAGTGACGATTGGAAAACCTATCGCCAAGCTCTTAGAGATGTCCCAACACAATCCGATCCAAATAATATTACATGGCCTACAAAGCCTAGTTAAAACGAGATAGTTATTAGCAACTTGCAGTAATTAGATCAATTTAGTAAAATTTAAATAAATACTAAAAAAATGCAGAAAATTTTTAATGCAATAGCTGTTGCTTCAGGAGTACTCTCTTTAACAGTTGTAGGTAGTGGTTTGTTTGTTTACATCAATAAAGATGCAATAATAAACACTATAAAAGAAAAAGCTATGGAATCAATTACAGGTAATCTAGGGGGTGCTTTAGGAGACTCTCTTCCTATACCTGATGTTACTGGTCCAGTAGTACCTAAACTTCCTTCAACTAATTTTTAAAATTGTCTGATATTCCAGAAATTTTAATAAATACTGTAGTTATTCCTAAACTTGATAATTATTATTTTTCTACTGTACAATCATTACCGCAGAGTCCTCCAGTAACTTTACAGATTGGTAATCCAATCATAGATTTGCCAGGCTGTGTTAAATTTAATGATTTAAACAAAAAATCAAAAAATTTAGTAGATGAGGATGAGAGAGGTAATGTAGTTTTATGTGATGCTGGATCTCCTACTTATGAAGCAATAGATTACCAGCCAGAAGAATTAATTTATGTTGAAGATGCTGTAGTTCCTAATGTACGAACTGCACCAAGAAAAGAACAAGAACAAGAAGAAGAAAAAAATAATGAAAGTGAATTAGGAACCCCTGATCCAAAATTAGATAATGTACCAAAAGATAATCAGAAAGAATGCCCAGCTCCAAATCAACCAAGAGTTGGAGATTTAACACGTAGTGGAGATGAGATAGTTGTAGGTCATGAATTACAAGGAAATATTTGTGTAATTTTGTATGAACCAAGTTCTAGTCTTGAAAAACTACTTCCAAATACATCACAAGTAAGCACTACAGCTGCAATCGCAGTCGTAGCAACGGCTTCGGCAGCTGCAACACCTATCTTATTAAAATTAATAAAGCCCTTAATAAAGCAACTTATAAAGAGAATTAAAGGTTTATTAGGAAAAAAAGATAGAGAAAAATTTAAAGGATTGCAAAGAAAAAAGAAACTTATTTCGGAATCGAATGAAGATGATTAGGAACAACACCATGAGGATTTGCAACTACAATATCGGCACAGATTTGAGCTGAAGGGCTAGTTTTTGCAAACGTCACTCCCAACCGTTTTTGCTCGGCACAGTGCTTCAATCTTGCCATCTCAAAGTCTAATCTTTTATTAGCTAATATTTGTTTATTTATTTGATTCTGACTGCTGGAAGCACGTAGACAATTTTCATTGTGTCTTTTATCAAGAGGTATAGTTATATTCATACTGATACCCCATCCAATATTGTGATTTGTTTTTTGACCTGTTCTTACAGGTTTTTGATAAAGAACAGCCCCAGGATTGTCTAATATGCCATCATTATCGACATCTGAATTGTCGTACACATTATCAAGCCATTCAGATTCGTAAGGTTCTTTCCATGAATCCTGCAATGTAGCAAATGGAGTAATTGAAAGAGTAGATCCTTGACAGGAAACCCCACCTCCGTAAGTATTAGTTAGGTACGGTCCCGATAGATTTTGTACCGCCAAATTTGAGACTGACCCCGAAGAATTCGCAATCGGGTTTGCAGTAGCTGAAACCCCTCCCACCTCGTTTGCATATATAGGAGTACTAAATATATTTAAAGCTAAAAGTAAATATTTTACTGACTGAAGGTTGAAGTTGTATCTGTTACAGATTTTATGTCGGTAGTCCTCTGGATTATGGTCTGTGACTTCAACCCTGGCTGGCTCAGTGTAGTTGTCATCTGCCAAGGTTTTGTCTCGTCTATGATCGAGAAGTTTGGCATATTTGAGGAATCTAAATTTGTCCACGTTGAATTAACTCCATTTAGCGTTTGAGTAACACTTTTGGCTGGAGGAACCAAACTACTACTATCTGTCTTTATATTATTGCCAGTTACGGTATATTGCCAGCCTGTTTGATAATCAATTACATTTATTGTCTCAGTCACTTTTGAAGTAGTCTCAGTATGAGACTGGAGTACACCTGTATTAAAGTTTGGAACTACTGGTACTGCCTTCGCAGTCGTGCTCATCAGACTTAGAAAGATTACAGGTATTATTTTTCTCATCTGTCTCATCATCTTCTTTTTCTTTTATTGCAAAGGCATGATCCTTTAGTCTCATTTTATTGAAATTTCGCTTACAAATTGACCTGTCGCAACTGTACCTGCTCCTCCGGCTGTTAGAGCTATTGTTGAAGATGAATCAATTGTACCTGCTAATGTTCCTGCAACCCCTGCTGCAGTTGAAGTTTGATCGGAATAAGCAACCACGGCACCTGTACTTGGAGCACTTGTGGATATAGCATCTGCTTGTGTAAATGATTGAGTGAAACTCCAAGATTCACCTGCTGTGGCCTGTACTGCTGAAAGTGTAGGTATTGAACCAACTCCTGAAGCTATTGTCAATGAGCCAATTGAGTTAGTAGCTGAACCACCTTCAGGTGTATACTGAGTAGTTACGTTGTTTCCAGAAACACTATAACTATTTCCGATTCGGGATACTTGAGTGGCAGCAGCATTTACTTGTAGCTGTACACTGCTAGATAATTTATGAGTGATATCTGCTCTGGCTGCTGGGGCAAATATCAATATCAACAAAGGGAATAATTTCCGCATTTTTAGTACCTTTTAATTACTATACATAAGTTTACATGAAGGTAGACTTAGTATGTATTGAGATTATAAAATGACTGAAAATTCAAAAGAGTCTCCTAAGACACAAGAGAAAAAAAATGTTTTCTCAAAAATCAAAGAAAGCATTGATGACAAAGAAGAGCAACTTGCTATTGTAGGTGGTTTTGTTCGGTTAGGAGTTTTAGTTTGGAGTGGTTTTATTTTGACTCTTAACTATATAACAATTCCAGGATGGGAACAAAACAAGATCGATCCAACTTTTATCGCAAGTGTTTTTACAGGAACCCTAAGTACTTGGGGCGTTGCTACAGCTAAGAAAAGAGGCGATGGAACTATGAAGATGGATAAAAATAATGCTGCAAATGGTGTTTCAAGTTTAAGTAAAGTTGACCTTGAAAAGTTAATAGAGAAAGCATCTCAAACTGCTCCTACTCAGATCTTGCGTATCGAACAGGCTCCGATTAAAATAGTGACAGAGACTAGTCCTAAGAAAAATGTATAGCAGACCAAGTAAAAATTGGGGAATAATAGCTTTAGTATCTATCTTAGGGGTATCTAATATTTCTCTGATGAGTACTTTAGTTACTAATAAATTTAAAAGTCCATATCCTAATGTTAATTTTCCAGTAGGTCCGTATACTTCTTACAGTATTGTTGCATCTGAAGAAGGATATAGTATCAGATATAAAGCAAACGATCCAAAAGTTTTAAACCGAGTTAAGTTACTTACTGAGCCAAAAGGATTATTTGGTAATAAAGAGTCAAAATTAAGTTTGAGAGAAACTTATACAATGCAACGTGAATTAGGTAAAGATGGAGTAGAGGGAACCGTAATGACTGAGAAAGACATTGCTTGCATAAAAGTAGAAGGTAGTGGAAACGCTACAGGAAAAGTCGTAGGAGCCTCTGTAGGAGTTAAAGCTGCACCTGCATTTAGTAACATACCAATCGTTGGATGGCTTGCTGCAGGCTTTGTAACTATGTTTGCACAGGACAAAGGATCAGAGATAGGTGGACAGATAGCAAGAGACTACAATGATTGTTAATAGATAATTCTAGGGTTATACTCAAAGTAGTTACATACTAAAAATGTCTTGCGGAGTATCATTAGAAAATCTTAAAAATTTTGATAAGCAAATAGATGAGCAGGCTTCGACATTATCAAAACAAATACAGCAATTAGAATCTCAACTTATAACAGCTAAAAATTCTTATTTAAAAGTTTTAGGTGCTAAAGAAATTATAGAAATACAGATTAAAGAAGCAGAATCTGTTGAGAGCACTCCAGTATTAGTTCCAGAGGCAAGTGGTGATTAAGATGTTAAAGGAGATGAATAGAGACAGATATAAAGCCTTACAATTACTAGCAGATCATTTACGCACTCCGTCAAAAGATTTATCTCTTAATGCAATTTTTAATGATGTAAAGGATGAAGATCTTAAATGGGTGACAGAAAAAATTCATTATTATTTATTAAGACTTCTTGAAGAAGCAGACTATGAAAAAGAAGAGGATGTAGAGCTAGTTTCATTATTGGATTAACCACTACATTTGTGTAAGTTTATGCAGCATAAAGTTTCTACAAGGTTGCAAGGTACATGTGATTCACTGCGAGCAAGATTTACTAGCAAATTTAATTGAACTCTCTCCAAAAAATGCTCGCCATAAATTTCGACAATGTATATTTCAATCTTGGGATTGGAAATGTGCTTATTGTGATAAAGAATTAAACAAAGATACTGCGACGATTGACCATATACTTCCAAAATTCAAAGGTGGACATAATGTTAAAACTAATATGATTTGTTCCTGTTCTAAATGTAATAGATTAAAAGGATCAAATCTTTTAGAAGATTGGTACAATCCTGAATTTAAATTTTTTCAAAAGGAGAGACTTGATAAGATAAAACAGTGGATGGATCAAAACAGCTCTATTAAAATCCTACCCTCAGATAAAGCAACACCTTATATAACAAATGACTTCTACATCGGATGGGTCGCTTCCTGAAGACCAAGCAAAAGCATTTGCAAGACAATATGCTGAAGAATTACAAGCAGAAAAAATTTCTAAGAATAATGAATTAGTGAATAGCAGAATTCAAGAAGCAGGAGATGACGCTTTATATGGCATGCGTGGTATGGATCTAGTATCTAAAGTGAGAGCAGGAGAAGTCAATTTTATTTAGTAATAAAATCAATAGCATCTAAGAGTTAGAATTATTTATATAAGTATTAAGAAAAAGACTGATGTCTAAAAGGGCAAAAGCTAAAAAACTTTCAAAAGAGCACTTGAAATGTAATAAGCCTAAAAAGACTCCCAGTCATAAAACAAAGTCTCATGTTGTAAAAGCATGTGAAGATGGCAAGGAAAAATTAATAAGATTTGGTCAACAAGGAGTAAAAGGTGCTGGTAAAAATCCAAAAACCGCTAAAGAAAAAGCTAGAAAAAAATCATATTATGCGAGACATGATGCTCAAGACAAAAATCCTGACAAAATGTCAGCTAGATACTGGTCACATAAAGTAAAGTGGTAAAATAAAATTAAATACAAAAAGTACCTATGGAAGTGATTGCTATCAGTTTTGTTATTTTATTTGGCGGAACATATGGAGTGGGAACACTTTTATTAGGACGAACAAGTTCTGATAAATATAATTAATTGCTCATTAATTCACTGTTGGTAATATATGTATAAAGGTTTTTATTTATATGGATCTTAACCTTCCAACAAATGTTGAATTTTCTATTCATGCTGCATCTTTAGCAATACAATCTTTAGATAGAGTAGAATTAGAAGAGGCATTCATTGAGCTTTTACATCAGAAAGCATTAGATCGTCAGATGTTTTACGGCATCATGAAGGATCATGGCATTGATGCCAACATTCAATTCCAGCTCTCTACTGAAGGGCAAATTTCTTAAGAAACATGGCTACAAGAACAATTGAGGCAACTCTAGACAAATTCAGTGTTGATGCTGGATCAGAAATTACATATCTTGGACCTACAGCAGCAGGTAATAAAGGCGATGCAGTAAGGGGATTTAGAGTCAATCCTGGAGGTACAGGAGACATTAAGGTAACTCTTGATAGATCTGAAGGTGTAAATACAATGCAAATTTTTCAAGAGGATGCATTTGCAACAGGAGATGCACCTACTGGTTATTATAAATTCTTTGATATAGCTAAAGCAGGTAAAGGTAAGGGAGCTGTTGGTGTTACAGTTACTAACGCAGCTAAAAACTATGTTGTACTTTTAGAATTAGATGGTTATTCTGAAGTAAGCTATAACGGATCTGTTGTCGTCCCATAAATATTTATTATTTACAGAAAAAGGCTATAAATTAACAAAAAAATATACTGTTCCTAGAACTTATTTAGGAATGGGTAGATATGCAGCGTATAAAGATTTTGGTGAAAGTATTTGGAGGATAGGCTATGGAAGTGAAACTATTGATGATCATTATTTAGATGCTAATGATAAAGCTATTCAAGAAGATATAGATAAACAATTCTATGAGGATTTAAAAAGTTTCTCAAGCGAAGCCGAAAAATATGTTTTTGTAAATTTAAACATAAATAAAAGAGCTGCTTTACTTAGTTTTGCTCATAGTATTGGTATAAATTCATTTAAATCTAGTAGATTACTTGATTTAATAAATAGTTATGCAACTAAAAATAAGATAATAAAAGAGTGGAGTCCCTATATAAACCATATATGGATGTCAGGAGGGGATCTAATGACCGATAGAAGGCGTACAGAGCTTGATATGTACTTTGCACCAGATAAAGAGATACCAACCTTCTATCGTCATAAATGCCACACTAAGGTTTGTTTGTTAAATATTGCCGAAACTTATAACGGATCTGCTACACAGATAAAGGGAATTGAGTATTTAGAAAAGAAACTTAAAGAACTTGATCCGTCTGGAGAGGTTCTTCGGAAGTTTTTTCGATATTGGAACAGTACTCCAAGTGGTCTAGGATCTCCTTTGCGTCGTAAGGTCGATCCTTAAGCCAATCAAGACAATCCATGATTAAAAGCTCTCTTGAGTAATTTTTTTCGAATTCGTCCCATTTTATTACTGGATCAGGTATAGAAGGTGATTTGACCTGACTTAAATCCTTTTCCATAGATTGAACTTGCTGATTCGAGTATTTCATTGTTTTTATCTTTAGCCATACTTATTTTTAACAGTACTAAATATCCAATCAAGTCATTTATAACATCTTCATCGGTTGCTAATAAACCTGCTCCCTTCATAATTCTGTTTAATTTATCATCAATACGTACTAATAGTTGCTCTGAAGCTGAAGCTTTACTAAAAACTCGACATGGTTTTAAAGCAGAATCACCATATTTTCTATTTTTGTCAATTAAAAGATCTTTTATATCATCACAAATGCCGCTAATTTTTAATTCAGTTTCATTCATAGTCATGTGTAGCTCCAATACAATAGATGTATGAAACCTCAGTCTACTTCAAGTTACGACGTTGACAATCGTTACAGATTTTATAAGTCGTTAAATTCAAGAGAAGATATTTCTCCTGAAAGGAGAGGGGTCAGACCTGGTGTTGATAATAATAGCTCTCAAAATTTTTTGAGATCTTATATAGCACAATTAAGGGACATGAATTTTCCTCGGCAAATGATTGATTAGCAGATTACTTTGCCAATATGAGAAAATATATTTTTAAATCTTTCTGTTTGATTAAAACCTAAATCTATTTTAGGCAAATAAATAAAATATCCCCAACTTATAGGTGATTCTAAACATTCGTATTTTTTACCATGTATTAAATTAGCTCGATTAGTAGGAACACAAACTGGGAAATCCCACATTTCTGGACACGTTCTTATCATTTCAGAATATGTAGTAAAAAACAAAGCTTCTGATATATTTCTTAATTTCCATTCTTTTAATAATCTTCTAAACCATATTACAGATGGAGCTTTTGCTCCTTGACCTGCAGATAAACTCCATCTCCACGTACCTCTTTTTTTCGCAAAAGAACATCTTCCGAAGGTAGGAGGGAATAAATAAGTTTTACCAGTCCAAGGCTCCTCAATATTTAAACCATCTATCTCATATGTATATATTTTTTTTGCTCTTAAAAATTGATTATTTGCATCATATGTAGAGCAAGGATCTAAGTCTATAGTTCTTAATAAGGCATCTATATAAGGTAAATATTCACAAGGTGTTAACCAATCATGAGTTATGTGGTCTACTTGTGCTAATGATCTTCTACTAGCACCCCATGATCCTTTAGTCACATTTGTTTGAAGCTTGCACCTTCACTATCAATTTTGTAGTGAACCAGAGACATCTCTTTATCATCTTGAATAATAAATAAAGCTTCTTTATCAGGATCTAATTTTTCTGCTCGAACTATTGCCTGTTTCATTACATCTGCAGCACCTTCTAAATCATTTTTATTAAGGTCATCTATAGCATTAATAAGGTTATTAACCGTTAAATAAAACATAGATTTCTTCTCATCTTCATGAGTTGGAACATATACCATCGCCCCTGGACCATCATTATGATAAAACTTGTAATAGAATTCACACATATCAGCACATACTCGTTCAATAGTAAGTTGATAAAGTTTTTTTTCATCTTCACCTAATGCAGTTCCAATTAATTTTTTCAATAACCGATTTCTTCTGCTAGTCATTTAGTTTCCCCAACTGTTACATTGTTATCATTTTTTTTATCTTTGTCAATTTTTATAAGATCTTTGAGCCCTGATTTTTTAAGTGTCTCCAATAATTTTGGTAGTGGTCTATAAAGAACAACAGCCTTTTGCATATTTCCAATTTTTTTTATTAATTTGCCGTTTTTATCTCTTAATTTTGTAAGTTCTCCCTGTCTAATTAAATATTCTGCAACACATCTATATCTTCTTTTTTCAGCTAAATTTATCTCTGGATACCTATCGCAGATTGTACTAGTTTTCATATCACTGAAAGTAAGTCTTATCTGATCAGCCAGTGATAATCCAAGTATTAAGTCTTTTGTGCTTGTTTCATAGCTTGAAACTAATTCTAAATACCTTCTAAGATCTTGATTATTAAAACTACCAGATGGAGGTATAAATATTTCTACTTGTTCAATAAGTGATTTACACAATTTTTTTCTATAATTTCTAGTTGTGACTGAATTTATATCTAAATCAACAAATCTGTAACTCTGATAGAGATTGTCAGGATCTTTATGTGGTGCATAATTTGTTGTATCTAAGATATCTACCCAGTCCTCTAATTGTTGTGCTTCCATTCGAGGACACTATCTGTACGAATACTAGCTTACTTTTCTCTTTGATTCCATTGTTGTCTATGACTAATCAGTAAAGACCAGATGTAGTAACGCTT